GCATGGAATTCAATCAAGAAGCTACAACCGGCTTCATGCCGGTGTATGGAAGCCCCTTTGCTTTCATCCGTCGCTAACCATTTCCGGTCTCCACCTCCCTCCCTTCCTCGCGGTTATATCACATTTGCACGTCGGATCGTTCGGAACCTGTTCCCTCACGGGTGGGATTCCGGATCCTACGAATCTTGTGTGCTTGCAACCGATCCTTCTTTGTCAGCATGTTTGGAGAATCGCCGTAGTGCGGGCGGGCTTCATGGGTTTGTGTCCTGCACGGAACCCTATCCTGGTCGCTTTCGACATGACGAGTTCCTGACTACTTGTTTGGACGGGGCAACCCGTCCATTAAGTGTTTCTTCGGCTCTCACTGTCGTTCAAAGCGCGGGCAAGCCCCGCCCACTGAGTAAATTCTCGGCGGACGCGATACACTTGAGACCACTTCATAAAGTGATCTATGATAGACTATCGCGCGAGAAGTGGCTCTGCCGCGGTGATTTTTCAACTGACGTTCTACAGCGCGCTGGTTTTTCTTATGTCGAAGGTGAGACCTTGACATCTGGAGATTACAAGAGTGCCACCGACAACCTCTCTATAGAGGTTGCCGAGGCTATTCTTGACGAATTGCTTAGGTCCACGGTCTCTGTGCCGGGATCAATGAAAGCATACGCCATGAATATCTTGCGTCCCCATTTGTTCAACCTTGAGCACGGTATAGATGATTTTGTGCCCTCGAGAGGTCAGATGATGGGTTCCTTTTTGTCTTTTCCACTGCTTTGTCTGCAGAATAGAATCGCTTTCTTGTATGCAGGCGAATCCGTCGGGATTGACAATTCGGAGTTTCCGTGTCTGATCAATGGAGATGACATACTTTTCCGGTCTGGTCCGCACTTCAGTGCGCATTGGATGGATACAGTGTTGTCACTCTCTCTTGAAGTCGAAAAGACAAAAACTTCCGTTTCACCGGAGTTCGGTTCGCTTAATTCCACACTTTGTCGGCGCTTCGGTGCTTTTTATCGTGTGGTTGCGACTGTCCGAATGGGAATGTTACGGGAGTCGGAGTCTCTTGATACTCTTTCGAAGGGCTTTGATGATTTTATTGCCGGACTGAAGGGGTCCTTGCGGTATCGCGCCGCACTGGCTTGGTTTAGCTGGAACATAGGGAAGATCAGACCCTTAGGTCTGACAACGCATGACTTGGGCTTTAGAGGCCCTCTTGCGTACAGAGCGACAAAGAAATTTGGGTTGCGACTTGGGCCAAGTAGCCGTATCGTTCCTAGTTTGAAAATAGAGAATGGATTGACACTCACTTGTGAGTACGTCGATCCTGATCTTTTGGATGATCAGGAGAAGAAGGAAAACTTGGCTGAATTAGCCGCTTGGAAGTGGAGGACGGGCTATGAGGTTTTCTCAAGCTCGCGTGCTGCTATGCGCTTTCATCTAGCTGTCTCGGCCACTAGGGAAGACACTCCTGACTTTAAACCGTACTTGTACGGGGGCGAGTCCGGAGTTCTTTCCAGAAGTGTGGGCGGCGCCAAAGTGTTTATGCAACGCGTGAGGCGAATTGATCGTGGGTTTCCGCTACTCATTCCAATGAGAGGGAAGTTACCCACGTATGAGGAGTTCCTCGCGGGAGAGGTAGACGTCGGCTCAGTCGAGCTGCTCGCTAAGGATAAGAAATAACCCTAACGCCGTAGGTACCACGCCAGGCTTAGCGGTCCCGCTCTAGTAAACAAT